TTCCCGAAGATACATAGCCTGCGGAAACTGTCGGTGTATTACTTACGCTCTTGGAAAGCGTCAGCGTGTTGCTCCCTGTGGAAACGCTCGCCCCTGTTGCGCTGATCGTAGCAGCCGGACTCGCAGTTCCGCTCGCAACCGTTCCGCTTGCCGAACTTGCGTAATAGCCTGCAGGTACGGTTACTGTCGCTCCGCTTACCGTAAGGTCTGAACTGTCATTTTCTGCCGCCGTGCCTACATACTTCGTACCGTCCGCATAAGCGGTCATTCCGCTCGGAAGATAACTTGCGTCCGAAAGCGTTGCGTCCGAAGTGTCCACAAAGACCGCATTACCGCCACCGCCCGAAAGCGGTATCTCTACGCTCGGTACATCAGCGTATGTGACCGACCTTATTACAACATTCTGTGCCATTGTTTATTCTCCTTATGAAACTGTTAGAACGCTTCCGTTCCAAGTGATTAGTCCGTAGTTGTTGGGTATGGGGTTGACCTGGACATCATGCGCCATTATCTTCCCATGTGTTTCAAGGATCTGGGTGTCCTCGGTGGGCGTGACTTCATACGCTCCGTCATAGGTCGGTGGCAGGACTGCGCCAGTCTGCTCCACTTTGAAGAGCACCGCATCCCCACCGCTGACCGTCAGCCGAGCCGTACCGCCCTGCTGAACTTTTAACCTAATCGCCATAGTTGATTACCCTGTCAAGTAAGTTCCTCATTACCGGCACGGTCTTTATCTCGGTGGCAAGCCTTGTTCCGGCTGCGTCTATCCAGTTGACTTGTACCGATACCGCCATGTTGAACCTAAAGCTCGCGCTCTCCAACTGGGAAAGCGTGAATGTGATGTTCGTGTCCGTTATCTGATCGTGCGTCTCTGTCGTGACGGTCAGAGCTGCGCCGGACTTATTAAGTTCGTGAGATCCCTGCTCCAGAGTGACATAGACATCCGTGCTGGACAGGTCTACGCCCTCTACCGTCAGCGTTATTGTCGGGGTTGTGTAGTTAATCATTTAGCCCACTTTCCTTTCTAAATCCGATATGCGGTTATTACTGACTTTTATCTTTTCCTCTATGACGGGAATCCTCTGGGCAAAGTCATTATGCCTACGCACTTCCTCGGCCAAGTGGTCTATCTTGACATTCTGTACTGCGTTCTGTTCGTGCAGTTCAGTCTGCACCTTATTCTGTGTCGCTCTTGATGTGAGCACCGCCGCTATGATAGAAGCGACTGCGGCGAGAAGCCCTACGATTACTGCGTCCGACATTATTTATTCACCTCGGTATTTTTAATTCGATTATATATACAGCACGATTACTTTCCAGGTTACAGTTTTAGAGCTCGAGGTCGGGTTGCTGAACCACACATAAGCGTTACCGCTTGAGATGTAGAAGTCAGAGACCGCAAGCCCGGAGGACCCGGTTCCTGCAACGCCCACTATTCCGACTGGTGTAAAACCGGCCTCCGTGATGCTTATTGTCTGGGAACCTGTTCCGCCTGCGGCTACGGTCGTAGAGCTTGAGGCCGTCTTGGTCTCCGTCTTGAACGTCTTTGTCGTTAAAACGTTGTAGTATGTTGTTGCCGTTTTATCTGCGTCGCACGGCGGAAGTGTATATATTTCGGCATATTGAAGTAGTGCGTCGGTGTTTGAGTCTCCCGACTTCTGCTGAAGCGCGAGCCTTGCTCCGTGGTTATCTCCATACCAATACACCCACCCTGCGTTCGCATTTGACCTGTTGGAAAACTCCGCGCCAAACCCTGGGCCGTTGTTCGAGTCGTCATTCGCGACCAGATTCTTGCCGCGGATCTTCCATGCGCTGTCAACGAGACTGGCCGTCACGGTGTTCTTGCCGAACGCTACACCATTACCATTAACGACTAAATTGCCGCCAGCTTTGATACTGCCAGTCGTGTCAATGTCGATGCTCGACAGCATCCGCGTCGTAATGTTCGGCACTTCCGCGAGGATCCCACCGGAAACATCCGCCTGAATCTGCTGCGAAAGCGTCGTCTGCGGCTCGCCCAGCTCCATAAGGCTGTATCTGTCAAGCAGCACATCATACACAACCTTGATGACCTTTGCGCTGGCGTTGATGCCGAGCTTCTCATAATAAACGGTCACGGTGTCGCAGAGCTTTATCTTGTTCTGGTTACTTTGAAGATTTTTATACTCTTCTGTCTGCCAGATCGGGATGAAGTCGACCTTTAGGTTGTCTTTGACCTGATAATTGTCGGTTGCGTCGATATAGGTCTGCGCGGCCGCCTCCAGCTGCACCGTTGTAGGTTCGCTGTCCCACTCGCTCGAAAGATCCAGCGGAATGGCATTACCGGCCGTCTCGCCAGTACGCACTACCATGTGGTCGAGCACCAGCGAGCTCTCGTCGTTAGTCCAGTACGGAACGACTGCATTGTATTTATTGCTGGAGTCGAGTTCGTAGTCCAGCTTCTTGAGATCCTTGCCGTAGCGGATGACCACGCCGTTGTTGGATCCGCGGTTCAGGTGCAGTTTGACCGTGAACATGTCGAACTCGTACTCGCCCTTGCCATAGACATCGAGGATGCTTCCCTCGGTGCCGCCGAGAAGGCTGCGTGCGCTGCGCGGTGTATCGAATGTGAACGTCGCGGACACAGTCTTATCGGTCTGGAAAGTGAAGTTGTTCGTGTTGTAGCTGTTTGTCGGGATGGCTGCCAGAGCGTTCGCGCAGCTGCTGGCCGTAAACGGCGCGACTACGATGTTGTTGAGCTTATAGGAAATATGCCAAGCGTTGACAGTTATGAAACCCTCGAGCGGCGCGTTGACCTTGTATATTTCAAACGCCTGGAAGTCGCCATCATCATCGTGCGTGCAATATATGTAGTTGCCCGGCACGAGCTTATCCGCCAGCGGACCGCTTGCAGGGTACTCCAGCGCCAGTTCGTACTGTCCGTTGCGCTCCTCGGTGACTTCGCATTTGCGCGAGTCCACGAGGCGACCAAGGCCTTGCGAAGTGAACGTAGTCTCGGTGCTATCAAAGAGAATCGGTATCATAGATCCCACTCCTTCCAGTTTATCTTCGCCAAACTGAAGTGGTTATTGCTGCTATCGATCCATATAGAAGCGGTCGCCCCTGTCGGCACAGATGGGAATGTGTTCGGAGAGAATGAGACCAAATTATTGCGAGAGGTTATGAAAGGCAATATCCCCGAGTAGCACTCCATTTTCTCGCAGTTAATTATTATATCAACGGGTAATGAATTGCTGGCCACCGTTATTGTGACAGCATTGATTATTAAACTGCCTGCGTTAATAACCGTTTGAAAATGAATAGTTCCGTATCCTTTGACGCTTATGCTCGGCGCGAGAGTTAAGCCGTTTGTGTTGTCTTTATCGAGAGCTCCGCTGGCCGATGAGGCCGACGGAATATTCACAGAAGTCTGCCCTGACAAAAATCTCTGCGGCTTGCAGTTGAATGCCAGGTCAAAATAGCCGTCTGTGTTTATGCGCTTAACCGTCGGCGACTGCTGAATAATGGGAATGCCCTCGCGAAAATGCGTTGAGTCGTTCGAGCATGTAATTTGCTGATAGCCAGACATAGTCGCAAGCTTCTTCATTAAAGCGTTGAAGTTCGTGTCGAAGTTGCCGCGTATGTAGCAGGGGTATGTAACGACTATGTTCTGGAACGTGCCGTAGTCAATTACGAGGTCGCCGTTTCTGCCTGGAATGCTTACAGTCTCGACGTTTTTCTTTGGCTTATCAAAACTCATTGAAGAGTCTACATACACACCGTAGGTTGCCGTGAGGTCTACACCTCCGACTGTTAATGTGTTCATGCCCATGTATTTGCCTCCCTTGCCATCTGCTGCTGAAGTTTCTGTCCTATTACGACGGCCAATTCGTCATAGTTATCAACGTTTCCGTTTATGACAACATTAACGCTCACACCGCCTGCACCGGCCGTGGCGCTCTTAATCATTCCCATAAGGGAGCGCGCGCCAACTACAACTTCGGGACCGGCTTCGCCGCCAGCGAGCAGCTGACCGTTCTGCATGCCGAAGATCGTCGGAGACTGGAGCACAACGCCGTTGTCCATAGCTTTCCTGTACCAGCTGATGCCCAGGCTCGGCTTTATACCTTTGAGGAGGTCGCCGAGTTTCCATCCTGCCGGAGTTATGGCGAAGTGCGGAAGCTTGATTTTCGGCAGCTCAACCTTGAACTGGAAGAAGCTCTTAATCTTATCTATGACACCCTTTACAAAGTCCTTGGCCTTATTTATCGGCGTCATTATGGCGTCGCCTATCTTCTGGAACGTTGCCTTGAGGTTTGTCCACAGTTCGACAGCCTTTGCCTTGATGGTGTCCCAATTCTTATAGAGCGTTACGCCTATGGCCACGAGAGCCGCCACGGCTGCTATGACTATTCCTATCGGTCCGGTAAGCACCGACAGAGCCGTAGACAGCATCGGTATGACTGTCGTTATCGTTGAGATAAGCGAGAGCAGCGGAGAGAGTCCAGCCACTAACGCAAGGACCGTCAGGATAACTTTCTGCGTGCCACCGTCGAGGTTGCCGAACCAAGTCAGGACTTTGGTAACAGCACCGACGAGTTTTTCAAGCAACGGCAGCAGAGAGTTCGCGAGCGCCGCGCCTGCTTCCAGGAAGGACTTGAGCGCGGTCTGCTTCAGCTTATCCAGAGCATCGTTGAACTTGCCTGCATCCTGAACAGCGTCCTGTCCCATTATGATACCGGCATCTTCTGCTTCTTTACCGAGCTCTTTGAGAGCCTTACCGCCGTCATCTACGATTCCGGACATCTCCATAGCAGACTTGCCGAAGAGTTCCATCGACAACGTGTCGCGCTCGGTCTCGTTCTCTACCTTGCCGAGAGCTTCCAGAGCGTCATACCACACGTCCGTGGCGTTGCGCATCGTGCCGTCCGCGTTCTTGATGGACACGCCCAGCTTATCGAACGCCTTGTTCTCGGAGCCCATCTGCTTGGTCAGCTTCTGGACGCTTCCGGTCATTGTTTCATAGGAAACATCCACCAGATCGGCAGCGTACTGAAGCTTCTGGAGCTCCTCAACGGAGAAGCCTGTATTTCTGCTCATCGTGAGCAGTTCGTCGGAGGTCTGCCCTGCCTTTACCGCAAGCGCTACCATTCCGGCAGCTGCTCCTGCAGCCGCAGTTGAGAGGCCCTTTGTGCTCTGGGCAAGCTGTCCGGTCTTCGCGGAGATAGCCTGGAGCGTCGGTGCGGAGTTCTTGTACTCCTTTTCGAGGTCCTTGAGCTTGTTGGTGGTCTCTATCAGCTCGCGCTGGAGAGCATCCTGCTGCCTCTGGTTCTCCTCGGTGCTCCCTGCCTTCTTCGCCTGCTCAAGAGCCTTCGTGAGTTCTTCCTGGCGAGCCTTGGTGTCTTCCACCGCCTTACCAAGAAGTTCGTGGCGCTGCTTTAAGAGGTCAACATTCGTCGGATCCAGTTTCAGCAGCTTATTAACATCATTGAGTTGTCCTTGGGTATCTTTTAAGGCCTTGTCGACTTGCTGGAGCGACTTGGTCAATGGCGTGGTATTGCCATCAATTTCAATTGTTATACCCTTGATTCTATTTGAGGCCATTTATTGCTCCTCTGCGTACTTCCAGATGTAGCCGTATGCCGTCGGGCGCTCACCGCTGCAACAATGGCTGATATGAGCTGACTTCATACCGATAGCATCGGCAGCCTGTTGCATGCAGTTGTATTTAGCGATGAAATTGCCGTCCAGGTCATACTGGCACACGGCCCTTGCACGGCGGTTCTTTTCGCCGCGTATTTGTGACACGCGCTTTTCTATGGTTTCAGGACTTTGCTTGAGACCGGTGAGCCATTTCGTGGACAAACCTTTGCAAGACTCGCTTATCTTCTTCTTGGTCTCCTCGCTGTGCTTAACGCCTGTATGTATCTGCCGGAGGTACTCTTTCTGTTCCTCCGAGATCTTGTGCGTCACGCCGCCGTTCTCGATGTTGTACCCATAGCGCGCGTCGTTGGCAGCGTACTCTTTTATCAGCTCGGCCTCTCTGCACTCGGCTTCCTCTTTGGAGAGATGGTCCGCAACGATAATGTGCTCAAAGCCGTCCCACCCATAGCATTTAATGGCAGAATAAAAGCGCCTTTGGCCATAATAGCCGGCGCCCTTTTTCCATCTCTGGTTTGGTGGTCCTGATGTTATTCCAACGTACCGCTTTCCATTCGTCTTGTTGACGTGCATGTAGAGCGTGTAGTTTTCCATTTAGAATCTATCAAAGTCCGCTTGAGTAGCGATGACATCGTACTCTTCGGAATCGTTTCCATTCTCTATCATCATGTCATAGACCATGCCCACGTCCAGGAGGTCGAGGTCAGACATGGGCAGGCCTATTTGAGCGCAGCGCAACAAAAAAAGACCAGTAGTGAACGGTCTCTCTGTTGCGCTTACGCTTTTTTTTTGCTTGTGCTTATCGGCAGCTCGGAGAGCTTCCAGAGTTCTACGATCTGCGGCAGCACGACATAGATGCTGAACATATCAAAGCCGTCGAGCCATTCGTCCGCGCTGTCAGGTATCGTCGGATCCGCCTGCTTCGCCATTATGTAGGCGAGGTTCTCGAAGATGGTCAGCGTATCGACGGACAGAGTCTCGTTGGAGTCCACGCCCTTCTGGAGCGTCTGGAAGTCCAGCAAGAGGTCTCTGCCAAACATACTGCGATAGTTGCGGATGGTAGCCGCTGTAGCTTTGAACTTGACGTCCCTACCGTCAATATTTATTGTTCTTTCCATGTTTCTAACCTCCGACTATACGGTGTAAACCGCGCTGAACCAGTTGGTGTAGGTCGAGGACGTGCTCTGCGGGCAGGACGCCTTTACTACATAGTCATTGATTCTCGGCATAGCCTGGATGTTCAGGGTTTCCGTCTGCGGCTCGATGCTTGCTTCCTTGGTAGCGCCAGCTACGTCAGGACGGGTGCAAGAGCAGCGATAGATAGCGTGCCTGGTGGCCTTTTCGTCACCCTGGAACTCGAACAGGAGCGCGAACTCCTTCGGAGTTACATTTGCCTTCTCGATGTAGACGCCGCCGGAAGTGGTCTCGCAGAGAACGTCAGTCTTGAAGGACTCGGGCAGAAGCGCAACTTCGAGTGTTCCGGAGTAGCCATTGTTCGCAGTTGTCTGGAAGTAAACTACGTCATCCGCATAGAACGGAGTCGTGTCACCTTCGGCAGACAGCGAGAGATTAACAGCTCCGGGAATAGCTACCGGAGTCGCATAGGTAAGAGCGCCGCCGGAGCCTTCAGTAGCTACCGCGTAGTAAACACTACGGATGCCGTATTTGATTTTGTTAGCCATTGTTTATCTCCTCATCATCAACGAAGATTTGCATTTCATACAGTACCTCGTACATGTGCTCATCATCGAGGTAGGTCTCGGTCTTGTCCCAGACCATGTTCCAGGCGTCCAGGACCTCTTCCACGATCGCCTCGCTTGCGAAGTCCTTGGTCTTGGAGTACAGCTCGATGTTGAGCGTTTCGACTCTTTTGTAAACCTTATCGTCTGCCGCAACGTTGCTGCTGCTCGGGAGGTACCATACCAAGTAAGGCAGCGCCGGCACATCGCCGATAGGGAATGAGTAATAAGTTACGGATAGCTCGGTCTGGCCGAGCATGGTCTTGATTTCTGTAAGTTTCATGTCAGCCTCCGATAGCCTGTTCAAAAGCTTCGACGAACTTCTGCTCTATGGAATCATTTATGGGTGCGATGAAGTTGAATGCCTTCGTGCGCCCTCCGTTCACTTTCGCGTGGCCAAACTCCAGTAAATGAGCAAGGCCCGGCTGCGTTTTGTTATAAACAACAGTTTCGGAGCCGAGCCGTGTCTTTTCTGTTTTGGAGGTCCACCCTTTATTGAACTCTCCGGATCCACCGAAGCCGCCGCCCCTTTTCAACTCTTTGACAACGTCCTTGGCCACCTTTTTCGAGCTGGTCTCGATGGCTTCCTGCACACCGTCGCCGTACTCTTCCAGGTATTCATTTATTGTCTCCGCAAGACGTGAAGAGTCGATTCTGACGGACATTACTGCTTGCCTTTCCGAAGCTCCACATAGAGTTCTATCGTGTCGTTACGGCCCTGATACGTCCTGTATACGGTGTATTTGGTGCCGTTGTACTCCACGATCTCTTCGCCCTCATAGTCGGGCGCGAACATTATCATCCGGTATTCAGGGTTTAAGCCGTTTCTGCCGCCTTCAAAGAACTCTGCGGAACTCACGCTTGTGACGTTCGCGTACACGAGCCTTTTGTCAGGCGTAGGGACCAGAACGCCGTAAGCGTCCTCGGTGTAGGTCTCCTTAACCAGATATATCGGTGTTGAGCGGTCCATATTAGCCTCCCCAGTTTGTATATCCGGTGGCCATTGACAGCTGCGCCTTCTGTTCGTCGTAGCTTGCTTTCAGCCGGTCGTATTCATCCGGGAGACCGAAGTGCATCTGGCAGTAGGTCGTTACGGCCCGGAGGACCAGCGGATCTGTGATGTTCACGTTCTCGCCGTCAGCTCCTGCAATACCGAGGTCTGCCAGCGCTGCGTTCATGAGGTCATTGAGCTCATCATCGAACGCATCGGTGGTGATTCTCATTGACAGTTTTACTTTGGCGAGCGGTTCACTCATTTGTCTTTCTCCTGCTCAAATGCCTTGTATTCTTTCCAGAACTCCGGCGTGATTATGTGGTGTCCTACATGGCCCAGCGGTATGCTTGGATCGCAGATGAACTTCCAGCCGCATTGACGTGCGCGCCAGCAGAACGAGAGGTCCTCGCCGACGGATCCAATGGGTGCGAACATATTACCGAACTTCGCCTGAACATCCACAAACGCACTCGTTGGCGCAAGCACGCAGCCAAAGCCGCACGCTGCGACCTCAAACAGATCGTCCGGGATCTCATCAAAGTCTGTCCAGGTTGACTGCTCGTTCTCTATCTCCAGCGTCTTAAAAAGCGTCGGAGTAAACGGAGCCACCCTGCGGCAATACATTCCTGTCATAATGACGTCGCCTTCCTGCTCCTTGATGGTCTTGAGCATCTGCTCCAGAGTCGTCGGAGGGAACATCATGTCGCTGTCAAGCCACAAGATATAATCGACGCCGTGCTTTACCGCTTCGGCTGCCAGGTTATTTCTGCTCGTGTAGATCAGCGAGCCTACCTGGAATGCAACCACGCAGGGCCCCACCTTTTTTAATGTGGCGAGGCTCTGCGCGAACTGTGCCGGTACTTGGTCCATGCAAGGGACCGCGATTAAGATACTTTCCATGTTTCTCTCTCCTTTTGGTTCCTATTACTTGTTGATCTTTACGAAGTGATCCGGACCGATTACGCCGAGCGCAACATACTCACGGCCGATGAAGCGAACGAGGTCGCTGGTAGCCAGAGTGAAGTCGTCTCTCTTGATCTGGATGTCATCGCCAGCCGGGAAGTTGGCAAGTGCGCCGTTCTGGAGGTCGCCTACGATAGCGTAGGTGTCGCCGGTGGAAGCAGCGCTGAAGGCCTTGAGGCTGTTGTTGAAGACAACCGGGAGACCTTCGAACGGATCGTAGTTGTAGGAAGCAGCGGCCTGTGCAGCCTTGAAGGTGCCCCAGGTTCCTCTGTTCATGATGATGACCGGCTCGGAAGCGGATCCGGACAGCTTGGACATAGCCTGTGCTATGGTGCCAACGCTTACGGAAGCAGCAGTCTCAACCTGGACGCTTACGCAAGTAGTGGTGCTCTGGGTTCCGCAAGCCACGATCTTGGCGATGAGGGTGTCAGCAGCCTTCTGCGCGATGCGATAGGTGAGCTCGTCATAGATGTACTGGAGATAGGGCACGTCGGCCATATCCAGAGCCTCGTCGGAAATGGAGATCCACTTCTTGATGGCTGCCGGTACGAGCTGAACGGTTCCGAGAACCAGGGACTCTTCGTCAACAGCAACGCCTTCGGTATGAACGGTAGCCTCGGAGCTGGAGATTTCGAAGCCGACCTTCAGGTTGCCCTTGAGGTAGGACTTCTTAACGAGGGCCATAACGCCGTCTCTGTTCCATGCGGTCTTTACGGTGTCGTATACGAGTTCGGGTACGGCGATGGTGCCGGACGCATTCTCGGTCAGGAGTGCTCTGCACTCGGAAGGATCTCCGGACTTGATGTAGTTAGCAAATGCGTGGATGTACTCCGGAGTGTTTCTCATTTCGATGTTTTCCATCTGTTCTTTCCTCTCTTCATTGAGTTCTTCGATAGGTTCAGTTTTCACGGTTGCGACCTTATCCAGGAGCGCTCTCTTCTCGATCGCGGCGTCCTTGATGGCCTGCTTGCGAGCGACGAGCTCATCGACCTCTTTATTGAGAGCTTCGATGTCAGCGTCCTCGGCTTCCAGAGCGGTCCTTATCTCTTCCATACGAGCATCGACCTGCTCCATTGTCATTTCGTTGATATTCATTACTTCTCTCCTTCGAGACGGAGCTTGAGCTTCAGTCTCTCAATTGCTTTTGCGCGTCTTTCCGCTTCCAGTCGCTCCGCTTTCTCCGCTTCAATCACTCCGTTGAAGTAGTCACGGTAAGATACGCCGATGTCGGTTCCAGGGTTCGCCGGGAACGCGACTGCTGATATGTCATAGAGCTTCCGGAAGCTCTTGATGACTCTTGTGTGGGTGTCTTCCTCGTAGTCGTCTTCATCGACAACGAACGAGAAGCTCATCTGGGAATAATTGCGGCTCTGGATGTCTTCGTACATCTCGCGAGCTGCGCCTGTAAGACCAAGGTTCGTCCTGGTCCAGAGGCCCTTGTCGTCAACGTGCAGTTCAATGCTGCCGTTCTTGGTGCGTGCAAGCACCCTGCCTTCGTGGTCGCGCAGGAATACTACGTCGCTCATATCCGCCTTCTCGAAAGCCTGCGGATCTATGCGCTCGAAGTAGTCCACGCCGTCAAACGTCAGGAGCTTATAAGGCTCGAACGTGCTGGCGTAGCCTTCCACTAAAAAAGAGGGCTCCGCACCCTCCTCTGCCTTACGGATCTCTATGAGTCCGAGGTTTCTGTATTCTCTATCGTCTTTAATTGCCATTGTCTTCTCCTTCCTCGTTGAGGACCTGGACTTTGTCATCTGCGCTATAATACTCACCGCGGATGATACGAACATCGCCGCCGTCTACCGGAGGCAGGTTCCATATCTCGCGGATCTCATTCGGTGAGAGAATGCCGCGGTCAGCCAGCTGCGCCGAGACGTTCAGCTTCTCCTGGGTGGTCATGTACTGGAGCCTGTTGCTCGTAGCCATGAGCATCGAGCCAAACGCCTGCTCGCGGTCGGTGAACATCGCGTTGGTCATCGTTTCGCTGAACTGAATCGCGAACGGCTCGACAACGCTCTCATAGAAGGCTGCCCAGCTGTCGCCGTATGCCTTGCTCTGGAGAATGTTCTCATTCACACCGAAGTAGTTGTAGACCGTGGTGCGTATTTCATCGAGCTCTTCCTTCGGGACCGTGTACGCCGTCTGGTCTATCTGCTTGATGTCCTTGTAGGTATTAGGGAACAAAAGCAGTCCGCCGTTGTCATTTTCTACCCTAAAATTAGCCTCGTTGAAACGGATCCGTTCGTTCTTCAGGTCCTCGGTCTTGCTGAAGTTATTGACCGTGGCCATGAAACGATACGTCGCTCCGTTCTTAACAGCCTCTTCAACGCTCTGATCGTTCAAATGCACCAGTTCCATCGTGGCATCCAGCGCTCTGTTGCTCTCCCCGAAGAAGTCGCTCTTGTACTGGAACTTGTTGATGATGGCGCACTCTTTAAGAGGCACGGCAGCCTTCAGGCCGTCCCGGAACTCATAACGAAGATACGGCACGCCGTTATAGTCCACGATGTCGCAGCGCTTCGGGAGCACCGGAGTGTAGCCGTCCACGTTCATAAGCTTATCGTAGACCGGCACGATGCAGACCGTGTTGTGCATGTCCAGTATCGTGCTCGTGCGATACAGGAACTGGCTCCACGTCTGCCAGTTGTTAGGTTTGATTTTCAGCTTCGTCTGGAGCGTCGGCTGTGCTGCACCCAGCACCTCCACCTTCAGCTTGCTGATATGTCTCGCCCTGGCATCTATGGCGGCGCGCACCAGCGCGCTCTCGTATATCTCGCCCTGCCAGGTCGTGAAGTGCGGCTGATATGCCGTGAGTGTTTTGAAATAGCCGTCGTTGTAGTGTGCTACCTTCACATTCGGCTTCTTGAAGATCCAGTCAAAGAGCCCCATATAGTCTCCTTATTCGTTGGCCAACTGACCACTAATTTCGCTATACCATTTCTGCCGCACCGTCATCGCATCCAAGGCTGCGGCCATCCCATCTATGTGAACATTACCCGACACTTTTATGAGCCTTTTGCGCATCGTTTCAGCATTCTGCTTGAGCGCAGAGTCTAAAAAGTGAATCTTGAGTAAGTCGTTATCGCCTATTATTACCTTGCCGTCTTTTATAAGGCCTTCGAACTCATCTATTACCGGCGAAAGGTTCTCGCCTTGATAAACATCGTCCATGTGAAAACCGTAGCTCTTCATTTCCTGGACAAGGTACTGCGCACAGTAGCGGTCGTAGCCTACCTGAAGCGGCAGGATCTCATACTCCTCCACCAGCATCTTGAACCAGTTGAAGCAGTCCTGATAATCTACGAAGTTGTCTCCGCTCTCTTGCAGCAGTCCGCGCTGAATGAATGCACGGTAAGGCAAGCCGTCTCGCGCCGTGGCCTCATCTATCTTCTCGCGCGGCAGGAAGAACTTACTGAAAATGTGAAACTTTCCACCCTTCTGGATAACCACACAGCAGCTCGTGAGGTCGGTCGTCCTGGATAGGTCGATGCCGCCGACACAGTAGCTGCTGCGGAAGTCATCCAAAGTCAAGGGGGATGAGATACATTTCTGCACGTCCTGCGCGTTCAGCCACGCGATAGAACTGTTCTGCTTAATGCAGCAGTATTTTGTGAGGAACTCTGCCTTCTTGGAAAGCGAACCTTCCGCGATGGCTATCTCCTCAAGCATATAGTCAACGCTGACGGACACGCCCAGATTCGGGTTGCTCTTCCGCAGCTCGTTGATGTCATTCCATTTTTCCAGGTCATCTATCATGTAGAGAAACGGCAGCAGCTTCTTTTCCTTGCTCTCACCGAGCAGGAAGCGCGTCGAGCGTTTCACTAATTCATCATAGATTCCATCGTTGATATATCCGGATGTCGTGCACGAGAGCAGCTGGCCCTCCGGGCGTGCACCCATTCCGGACTTCATGACTTCGTACTGCTTTAGGCCCTTGTCGCCCTCCCACGCCGCGATCTCATCGCAGATGCAAAGGCTCGGGTTGAAGCCGTCCGACTTCTTAGCGCTGAACGCTATCTTCTTTACGGTGCTGTTGGTGCCTGGTATCGCCAGGTCTGACATGCGGTGGCGTGCAAGCGCAGAGTCGTCGTGCACTTTTCGATGCTGGGTGTCCTTCTCCAGAGACTGCTCTTTAAGAGCTTTCCACTCCGGATCTAACTGTGTCATCGCCCAGACATCGTTATAAACCAAGTCGGCCTGCTCCAGCTTTGGAGCTATGCAAAAAACTCGCGCGCCGAAACCTCCATTCTGTCTCCAAGTGTATGCGCCGGCGGAACTTGCGATTTTTGTCTTTCCGTTTTTTCTGGCGACCACCAAGAGGACCTCGCGGAACTGCCGCAGGCCATTACAGTCAACTAAACCGTAAACTGCCGAGTAAAATGCCTTCTCCCAGACCTCCAATTTTAGAGGACTCGGAGCAAGCGGTCCCTCGGTGTGAAAACAATGGTTTTCTATCCATTCGATGGCATCGTTTGCCTTCTTCTGGTCAAAAAAGAACGCCTTTGTCTCAAGTCCGTTCATGATGTACTCATAAACGAGCCGGATCCAGCGCCCGACTGTGTAGGTTCCGTTCTTAATTCCCTGATAGTATGTGTATATCCAGTTTTCTGTGGCCATAAACTTCCATCTCCGGCCATCTCCAGCTGCTTACGCGCGAATATCTATAATTCCAATG